CCATTGTTCTCCTCCTTTAGAAGAAAGCCCCCTCCCCAAAGGAAGGGGCCTTTTGGGTTAGGCTTCTTTTACAGCCGGTCAAAACAATAAACTGTTAAGGTGTCAGAGTATTGTTAAGACCCACCCCATTCAGAATACCACACTTCTGGGCTAAACCAAACTCGAGACCGGCTTCAGTGAGGAATTCCTCATTGATACCGTCAACTCGTCTCTGACCATAGCCTTCAGCGTGCTGTTTCTGGTTGCTCTCACCATAGAACGTGGTATCGTCAATGTAACGATAGGTAAGTTCTTTAGGCTCAAGCACTACCCCCATGTTACGAGTTGTAGCATCATAACTGAATAAGGGATGAGTTTTCATATTCACTACTCCAAAAGGAGTAATCCACTGCCTGATTTCCATGCCATAGGTTTTGGCGGCAGGAGCTAACTGGATACTGTTTCCGAGTGCATTAGCTGAAGCCAAGGCATCAATACCCAGCAAGAAGCCAGAACCACAAAGGATTAACTTCTCACTTGCACCATAGCGGAAAATCCGCTCGAGCATATTCTTTATCCAAGTCATTCCACCACCGGCTGCAGTCCAGGCTATTCCAGCATAAGTGGGATTGAGTGTATAGTCGTCACAGTTAGCAGCAGCATACTGACGGATAAAGTTGATAGCGCCCATAGTGGTTCTCTCAGGCTTACCATTATCACCTACATTTTCAGTTCTGATGCCCCAGAGGAATGCAAGTTCCATTTCCCAAGAATGCATTTCCAAAGCCTCAGCCTTTGCCTTCTGACGCTGTTCAGGAGTGCGAAGTTTTGTTTTCAACGCAGTCCGTGTCAGAGACAGAGGAGTTCTGAAAATCTGTGTATAGTTGTAGACCTTCGAAGGATTAAGAGCGATAGCATCCGGCATCTCACCACCCTCAGGATTAATGTTACCAATAATCTTGAAAGTGTCGCAGTTTTGAAGATCATTGTCAGCTGAATTATCATCAGCCTCCAATAACTTAACTGCCAGAACAGATACTGTCGTTCCACGAGTTACACCAGTTACCTTACCAACTACATCGACTCTGTAGTCGGAAGCATCACGAAGAAGAATCTGGTGACCTTCTCTAATGCGATTGGCAAGAGTTGTGGTAATTCTAATATATATTACATCGCCAGCTACTCCACCTCCGGCGTAGGCAGCAGACAAGTCAGGCAATGTAAATACTCCAGTAACAGCTCCACCAACAGCACTCTGTTCCTGAGTCCACCAATGAAACTGCGGGTCGTTCACAGGTTCAGAACCCATCATTGACAAGATGGCTGTCAAAGGAGCTTGTCCATTGGGATACAGATATAATATCTGCTCCCTCCAATTCATAGGGCGTTGTCCAGTTACCCAATCGCCAGTACCTCTCATTCCAAGAAACATATTTACCTCCGTAAGATTCTAAGTTATTTTATTTGGTTATATCTATTTATAGTCATAGTCGTAGCCACTATCGCAGGTAGATAAAATCTGGGCTAGCTGAAACCACTTCAAACCGTCGCTATAAAGAAGCAGACCATCACACTTTCCAGTGAGAACAATATCAATCCAGCACTCACTGTCATCCTTGTGAGTAATGGTGATAGTGTTTGTGACACTAGCTTTCCTTGCAACGATTGAATAGAATCGACCTTTTGCTTCAGCGACTGAAGGAAGTACTATTATCATAGGAGCAGTAACTGCACTAGGCCGGACTACGTAATCACGAGTAGACATTTCAATTGACGCAGCTGGATCAATGAATTTGTCGACTACTTCTTTATCATGTTGAGCACCTCTATCTTCAAGAGACATATTTTTTACCTCCCTAAGGATTTGTTCATTTCTGAGATTTCACTCTCCAGAGATGAAAGGTTCTTTTTTTGTGAAAGACTCTGGCGTTGAGTGTTTCTAGGCCCATGAAGCTTAGGAGCCTTACTCCTGTCCTCATTGTCTTTCTGCTTCGTCGCCACCTGTCTTTTTAGCCCGAGCCTCTTCCTTGCTTCAGGTGCAACAAGGTTCATGAGCTCATTATAATTTCTATCTGGGTTGTTAGCCGCTACATCATCAAAGACTGCAGCCACAACCTTTTTAAAAGGAACAAGATCTTCATTCTCCTTATAGAATTTATCACTCGTCTCTTTCATTGATATAATAGAAGTTAAATTCTGCCTTACAATATCAGGAATAGACGAGAATAATTTCTCAGTGAATAATTTATTAGAATCGCTTACTCCTTTTGCATACACTGAATTAAGCAGTTTATTAAAAGCTTTCTTATTCTCAATTAATTCTTCCAAATCCACATCACCAATGAAGTCCTGCTCTTCAATTTTAACTGGTTCATTTCTCTCTTTAGCTTCTTTCTCAGCTTTAACACGAGCTTCTTCCTCAGCTCTCTTTCTTTCCTCTCTTTCGACGTTTATTTTGTCTAGGACTTCTCTCTCTTTCTTTTCTATATCAGCTTTTATCTGTTCATCTTCTTCTGTTTCCTCTTCCTCTTCCTTTTCTTCCCTGGCAGACTCTTTAGTTTTGTCCTCAGGATTTTCTTCTTCCTCTTTTTCTTTTTTCTCTTCTTCCCTTGTTTTATCTTCTTCTTTCGTCTTTTCCTTTTCGTTTTCCTCTTCAGCTTTATTAGAAGACGAACCATCTAACGCGTTGAGCATATCTTCAATCTCAGTGTTTATGGTTTCTTCTTTTTCCACTTCTTTTTCCAATTCTTTCTCCATGATACTTTTCTCCTTATTTTAGTTTGTTTGATTATTAAACGATCTTATTTACCTTCTCTCCTCTTTAACTTTTTCCTTATTCCTTAAAATACTCAAGAACACATCAGGAAGATTAAGGAAATAGTCCACAGCTTTTTGTCTACCATTTAAATCTCCCATATGTAGCAAGACAGATGCTGTTGAGGGATTACTCCCTTCTGCATTATCAACTATAGACTGCATCTCTCCATTGAAACCTTCTTTCCATATCTTAAGCTCTTCAACAATATCAGCCCAAAGAATGGAATCCTTAAATTCTTCAATAGCTTCTTTACTTGCTCTAATTTTAATATCTTCCATTATCAAGCCTCCACAGGTACCAGGTTTCCAGCCTGAACCTGCCGTTCAACCTGCTCGTCAGGCATTGTAGCTGGCTGAATATTATTCACATTACGCTTAAAATCTTCAGCGTTTTTAGCGCCAAGCTGTTGGGCGATATAAGTGAAAATCCTTACTATATCAAAGGTCTGTCTAAGCTCTTGATCTGTTCCGATAGTTTTAAATAAATCTATCCAAATCTGAGAGAAGTTTCCGCCAGGGATTGAACCATCTCTTATTATCAAATCATAATTAATTGCCAGATCTGAAGGACTTACTCTTCCTCTCGTCTTGCCACCAGTGAAGTTTTTCATCAGTTGTTCAGTATATCTGCCAACTATATTTACATAAGTATCCTGAGTCATATACTGTTGAGTATGAACAGCAAATTGGGTTCCTATATCCTGCATAAACTGCATACCAATAATCATGGCCATTCGTTGCAATCTACTCATTGCAGAATTGCGTGTGCCACTGAATTCAACTCCAGTTAATCGCTCAGGACCTGATTGACGAAGAGCACCTTGCATAGACTGGTCTGCACCAGATATTCTATCCATCCACTGAGTGATATAAGCGGAATCAGATATATTTGTTCTTGTAATATCAGTGACTTGGAGTTGCTGCACTACTTTCTCAACACCTCTTCCCCAAGCCGGTCTTCTTAACCTGATCAGTTTTCCAGGCTGAGGGTCTCTCAAATCTTCAAAATTGACAAGGTAGGGGTCAACCACTAACATATCGTTTATAGCTTTTCTTACATTAGCTATATGACTGTTAAATAGAAAGTCTAATGTATGCTGTAAGCCGTATAACACTTCCATTCTTCCAATAGGTGTTATTGAATATCCATCATACTCAGGACTCGCCACAGCCATAGGATACTGTCCATGATTATGGTCTGCTTTTTCACAAGCTATAATCACATCATCTCCAGCCAACTCAAAGTACCATTTTTCAGGAACTTCACTCTTTGATAGCTTCCAATCCTTTGGAATAAGTGTAATATACATATGAATAATGTCTACTGGAGATACAGCACCTGATATAGCTCTATGTATATTAGCTGAACCGCCATAACTTGTCTGTCTATCACTTTCATCAAGAGCCAAGGCTGATTTCTTATTTCCTTTAGGCTTCAAATATTTTACGTTGAACAGTCCTGAGTCAGGTTGTTCTTCTCTACTCAACAGGTTCATGTAGTTATCTCTGTCAACCCAGCCTATGAATTCACCCTTCTGAATATTATCACTAGACACAGAAGGGTCTGGCAACCACATATAGGGGTCTATAGATGACAGAGCATTACCTTCAAATAATAAGCCGTCAACAAAGTTGCCTATTCTCTCTGTAGAAGTGCCTAGTTCTGACTCAGTAATTATAAGTGATTTAGTCAGTTTCTTTCCATATAATCTACGCCACTCAGGTATACCAATGCCTACTCCATAGCTTAGTGAGTCACGTAGAATAGTATGTATAGCCAAAGGCACTTTATTCTTAATACAATGGAGTCTAATAATCAACTCCATCAGCATTGCACCTACAGTATCATCATCCTCAACACCTTCATACTGAAATATAGGATCTTGAAAAAAAGCCATTGATAAGTAAGTTAATAAAGCTTCAAGCATTGAATAACTATAAGGGAATACTATACTAACAGGCTTGGTAGCATCTTTGTTTTTTAGCTGTTGTTCCTTTTCCTTCAAAGGCATATAGATAGTCAGTGTTCTATCTATCTGTCTCCAAGAATCAAAACGCTTGGAGATTTCATCTCTCGCCACTCTGGCACGCTCCCATATTCTAGATCTGAGCTTTCTATGCAAAGCGCTATCAGGGCGTAAATCCAAACCAGAAGGGTACTTGTAATTAAGATCCTTCTTATAATATTCATCTCTCCAGCCTGCAGGTTCACCAGTAACTATATACGGCATAGTTAAGTCCTCTATCCTTTAGTCAGCAAATATATTAAAGATGCGAAAAAAGCTCCACTTACTCCGCAAAAAACTCTCCAGATCCATGTTATGGATTTTCTAGTTGTATTAACCATTTCGCAAAATCCTTCCGTTCTCCCGTCTCCAATCAGAATAGAATTCAGACGACTTATTGACATATGATTGGCAAAGGCTATATCAACAAGAATATTTAATTTATCATCAGACGCCATAGTCTTTATTTTCTCTTTATTCAAGGCTATCTCAACCTCATGATTATTAGATGTGCTAGCCACTAGACATACCTCCAATTATCTATAGGTTTCTCATAAGTGAGTTCTTTATACTCAGCCTCAGCATCCTTAGTATCAAAATCCGGAGGACTGAAATATCTCTCTCCTAATTCCAACATCTCAATTAAATAAGCCTCAGCATCCATCAAATCCCAAAGAGCAGAACGAGGAAACATTAACAGTTGTTGTTCAAGCTTTCTTATTGAAGCACAAGAGGCATTGTGATAAATATATCCACCTCTGTAATAAGGAACAAGCTCTTTAATACGAAGATCTTTCTTCATTCCACCTCTGGCCTTAAGCCAGATTATTTCGTAGAAACGTCCACGTCTGAACATTTCATTTTTAATAGGCTGTTTAATAAACTCATTGAGAGATGTCTCTTCAATTCCCAGTACTTTTGCATTTAACATCTGAGCCATACCAAATAGACTTGCATAGATTTCATCAGGATACATTTTCTCAGAAATGACAGATCTGATAAAAATCTTTGCACTCTCAAGGTCAATTCCTATTCCTATAATAGCAGTCTCAGCCGAATGAATCTTTACAGTTTTAGCAGGGTCAAGAAGGATTACTGTTTCTATGTTAGGATTTTGTTGAACATCTACATCGAGCAAAGGCAAATCACCTTCGTTTAATATTTTTCCATAAGGTAAGTTGTAGTATTTGAAATATTCAGATCTGAATGCTGCATCTTTCGTTGAAACAGGAAGGTTTCTAAGCTCACGAAAGAACACATCAGTCTGTCCGGCAGCTACATGCTGTTCCCATTCCTTTTGTATAGCATCGTCAGAGATAAATTCTGGAGCAGTTGATTTAAAGTTATCATCACAGGCTTCAAGCCTAATAGAAGCCCACTCAGGTGAGTTTAATAATCTTTGCAAGATAGAATCTTCATGCTTTAAAGTATCAATATAGACAATTTTCCAACTACTTGCCAATTTACCTATACGCGGAACAGCCTTAAGCACATCAGCGTAGAGCCACTCATACTGCCTCCTACGATATTCATCATTGACTACTTGTTCAGGATCTTCAAGGTCATCTATTACAATTAAGCCTGGGCGGTCATTCTTAAACAAAACACCACGAACCTGCTGTCCAGCTCCACGAGGCCATACTAAGGTATTATAAGCAACCCAGGATTTCTTACTGAATACCTCATCAAACTCAATCCTGCTAGGATCTCGTTGTTTGAAGGAACCGAAAAACGCCCTTATTTCCTTATTGGTTACAAGCTCACGGCGAAGGTTTTCAGTCTGAAGTGAAGCGGCATCGTGACTTTTGTTAATGTAGACAATAAAATCCGTGTAATGAAATAGAATCCATCTAGCCATTAAGGCTAAGGCAACTATAGATGTCTTACCATAGCCACGAGGAGCTGCTATGGCGACTTTCTGGTCAGGACCATCTATCAAATCAAATATCTTTCCATGCACTTCTTCAGCAAAAGGCATATAGAAACGCTCTGGGAAGAAAGTTTGAGCAGTTACTCTAGTGCTGATAGCACATTGTTGAAGTATTATCTGTAATTCTGTGTCCATTATCTTATCCATTCATAGACTGTGCAAAATGCTCAGTATCTTGAACTTTTTGTCTCCATCCTCTTGCATCAACTTTTGGCTTAAAATGGTCTATAATTACTGTTTTTTCATTATTCTTTTCTAAATTATTTACAGACTCTCTTGTGTAAGAAAAACTGTCTAATTCATAGACTTGATTACTCCTATTACCACCATGAACTACCATAAAAGCATAGGAAGGTGGAATAGTATATACTACATCAAAGTGGTCTCCCATTCTTAAATGAACAGTTTCATAAACATCAGTGGTTATTTCATCTTTTTGTACAATAGCTATGAAGGGACTAGTACGGTTTTTTGTATGAGGAGCGTAGAATGAATAGACTCGTCCATCAGGCGCCTGACCAAAGACTTGGTAATTGATAAGAAAACGTCTCTCACTCATTGTATTAGCCATAAACTTCATATGAGCTACCCAACCTGGAGTAACCCAATCATCTATATCTATACGAGCCATTATAGAAGTGCGAGGATAATCGAGAGATTTAATAATATCTTCAGGTGAGCCTTTATCAGTCTCTCTAGCCCAATTTTTTGATTTTTTAATAGAATCTTTCCACTGTGTTAAGTCGCCAGAGGTGTAAAGGAAGGTAATATTTAGACCTGACCAATCTAGATTTTTAATAGCTTTTGTAGCATTACAGTTTTCTGGACCTACAGCAAGATAAAGTTTAAATTCTTGGTCAGTCTGCGCCTTTAAACTATTAATAAAATTTCTTTGCATCATATCTAGATACTTTTGATCTATAATTCCTACAGCATGAAGAGGTCCTATATCATTATAAATAGCCCTTGAGATAATAGATACTTCCATAGGTACTAATGGGTCAACTTTTATTTTGTTTCTAGGAAACCACATACAAGAAAATCCCCACTTAGATTCAAAAAGTTTACGTCCAACCTGTAATATATCATTATTGAGCTTACTCTTTTTATAATTTTCAGAGCGCATAGTTCTATCATTAAGAGCTATAAGATTCCTATCAGTGAGAGTGGCTATTTTCCATCCTGCTTTTCTCACATTCATTGAAAAGTCAAAATCCCAAGAACCAATAAAATATCTTATATCAATTATATTAGGAATTAGTGCAACTTCCTGACGTATTAACTGGGATGTTCCACCTATAAGGTCAACCTCAACGAAATCTCCTGTTACTGAATCTACAGGAGTGCAGATTACTTTAGTTCCGTTGAGAGTTCTATGGTAATCCAGCTGACTATGCATCACATCTACCATTCCAAAGTCCGGATGGCTCTCTAAAAACTCAAGTTCTTTTTCAAGAGTGCCCTGGGCGTAGTCCATATCGTTATCAGACATAAAAACGTAGGGAGTTTTGGCGGCTCTTTTCAAATTTATGGCTCTAGGCGGTGCTATTCCACCATTTCCAGTAGAGAAATAAATGTCTTTTTCAACAAATCCTTCAGCCGCTTCAACAATTCTCCTCTTTAATTCAGCTGTTATCTTTTCATCTCCCTGAACATGAAGGCATAGATTAAGTGGGAGTGATGTAATCTTAGGTATGCCTTGAAGAGTTTTAATTAAACGCTCTTCGCATAACCAAGAGACAATCGCTACAGTAATTTTGGGTTCGTCTATCATTTAATCTTCCTAAATATAGCTAATTTTATTTTTTTATCGTCAGTTTCAGATTCTGGGTTGGCTAGACCATAAGCTGTTGCACCAGGAATGCGACAAGTCGCGGCGCAGAAGAAGGTGAAGTTATCCAAATGAGAGTCACCTACCCCTATTAAAGTCTCGCTGATTTTAGGCCTAGCCAATTTACCCATTAGTTTGTTTATCCATTAAACGAACTGGTTAAAAATAACAACTACTCATTACTTAATTTTTTAATTAAGTATTCCTTTAGTTTCTTCAATAACACAGGGAGAAACTTTTGAGCAATATAAAATAATACTGCTCCCAAAATAAATACTACAATATAACTTAAAGATGTAAAAGGCATTTACTTTCCTCCTTTTATTAGTTTTATTTTGTCTACTGTTCTCAACGTGCCGAGACCCAGCATTCCAAACAAGAGAGTTAAAAGTTCTGCCATATCAAGTTTTGGTGCATCTGGAACAGCTTCCATAAATAGACTTAGTAAGAAATAAAGTAATGGCATCCCTATATAAGTGTAAAACAAACCACCTACACAAATCCAAGCAGCAGCTGGACGCCAACCACTCTGCCAAAATGATTTACTCTTAGCATCTTCTGCATTTATTAAAGTCTGTGCTTTATCAACTTCCGATAATAACGTAGGAACAACATTTTGAATCTCAGCCATTTTAGTCTCTAGCTCAGCAAGCTTCATCAAATCAACAGGTACTTTTCCTCTAATCTGATTCCCGATAGAGTTAACTAATGAACCTGCTCCTTCAATTATGCTACCAATGTCTATGTTAACTATTCCTGCCATAAACTATTTCCCATAAAGCTTTTCTATATACTGTAAATTTACTACAGTATAGTTGTGATTTTTATCTTTTAATTTTAATAGCTTTCTCGGTGGATTAACTCCTGCACGATAAGAAGCATGTATCCAACCATCTGGAAAATATTCTGCTATTAATTCGTGAAAAGGAAGGTTGTTATAGATGAATTTTAAAACTTCTAAAAGTGTAACATACTCAATTAATGGCTCACCATCTCCAGCTTCGCCTAATAGATGATTTGAAGTGCTTGAGCCGCCTATAAAAGTATTAAGTTCTGGACAACGAAAGCCTGAATTAATTCTTATAGGACCGAAGACATTTCTTACAGGTTGCCAGATGAAAAGGGCTTGAGCTTCAATAGCCTGCCACTGTTTTTCATTAGGCGAATTATCAATACCTTGACGTATAGCAGTTGTAGAATGCACGAATTCTTTATAAAGAAAATTAGTTCCTAAAATAGGAGAATTAAGATCTCTCAAAGACATAGCA